GTGGTAGCGATACCAACCTTTGGTGACCTCCTCTATGAGTTGTTTGTTTTTCTTTGTTTGCATAATTGTCTCCTTATTAATGTTGATATTGTTTGTCGTATTTGATCTTTGCTATCTCTCTAAACTGTAGGGCAAACAGAAGTGCCTTAATGACGTTTTTAAAGTAGATAGGCTGTATAGGGTCGTGAAAGACTTTGGATCTGTTGTTAAGAGTTTGTATTGGCTTAACCATCCACTTCGATGGTTTTGCATGTGTCTTTGTTACTAACAGTGTGTAATTAGTGAAGGGGTGGTAACGGTATAAGCCGTAGACCATATCTTCTATTAGTTTTCTGTTCTCTTTACTAAACATTAGTCTTTCCTTTTTATATCTAGAATATCTCTGACGTAGGTAGTAGCCGTCCTGTTTCACGGTTGTAGCTAACGCCACCTGCATTACCGACTTCACCTGTAAATCTATTCTTAAGTATGTGAATGAACCTGCTGTCACCGTCTGAATCTTCAGGGTCTACCTGGAGTGACAGACATATGTCAGACAGTTGAGCAATGGCGTGTGAGCCTCTTAGCTGACCCAGGCGTACCTTAGCCCCATCCTCATGACCCTTATCACCCTCAGGTCGTCTAAGGTGAGACACAAGTATAAGGCCTATGTCTAACTCCTGGACTAGTGTCCTGAGCTTAGTCATGGCACGGTCAATCATCTTACGCTCATCACCGTTATCCATGCCTGATATAAGTATTGAGATGTGGTCAAGTATGATCCACTTGATGTCCAGGGCTTTTGCCATGTACTGAATACGCTGACATATTAACTCGACGTCAGACGATCCGAAGTGGTCATACAAGAATATCTCAGGCTTACCTTCAAACATAGTATCGAAGCCATTGCTAATCTCTTCATCACTTGCCATTGACCTGTCTACAGTAATGTTCTTGTTCATGTGAATACCGACTAAACCAAGCATGGTTCTTCGGTTGCTTTCCTCTAGCATAATCATGCCGATCTTATGGTCACTTTGCTGAAGGCTGTAGGCAATCTCCCTAACCAGGGTAGACTTACCAATACCACTACCTGCACAGACCGTAACAAGCTCCGAGGTTCTTAGACCCTTGGTTATCTCATTAAGCCTGGGGTAGGGGTAGTTGATAGCAGACTGCTCATTATTAGTAAGCATGTCTGACTTAAGATCACATGAGCTTATGATACCATCAGGCCTGAAAGACCTAGCCTGGAATATAGCTGAGATAATCTCATCAGCCTTACCCTTCATAAGGCACTCATTCGCATCCTTATGGGGAAGATTGGCAATCTTAACCTTACCAACTGGAAGCAACTCAGCTGCGATGTGAACTGCTTTTTGACCTGCATCATCCATGTCGAACATAAGGACTATCTCATCAAAGTTGTTGATGTAGTCCCAGTTCTTCTTGATGCTTGAGGCTGCTGAAGCTGCCCCAGTTGGTAGGGATACTGTAGCCCACTTATGACCCTGTACCTGGGAGATTGTCATTGCATCTATTTCACCTTCTGCAATAACTAACTTCTTACCAGTCGACCATAAGTGTGAACCATAGAGTGTCATCTTAGATGCATCACCTATGATGCTAAAGTTCTTGTTCTTGTCTCTAACCTTTTGAGCCACTGCCTTACCACCTTTATCTCTGTAAACGGCAAGCTCCAGGTCTTTGTGGCAAAGGTAGCCAAACTTTCTACATGTCTCTTCTGTAAGGCCTCTGTGTTTTAGGCTTCTTATATCACCCTTAAGCAGCTCTTTAACAAACTTGTTGCTCTTAGGCTTAATAGTGGTGAGGTCTGCCTTTTTGTAAACAGGCTGTGTGGTTTTGTTACATGAGTAGCAATGTGTATGACCGTCGTCATAGACACCTAATGCATCTGAAGAGCCACAGTCAGAACAGGGTTCCTTCCTCAGCTCTGTTGATTTTGGTAAATGCATTAGTCTCTCCTTTATAATAAATCACCGTGTAGTCCCATGGGTGGTGGGTGTCCTTCGTTCAGCCATTCCTCAGGGATAAACCTATGGGCAAACTTAAAACCATTTGCCCTGCAGAAGTCTGCATAGGTTGTCTTCGATCCCTTGTAGATCTTTGAGTTTTGGTTAGAGAAAACAAACCTGATGTCTAACTCAGGGTGCTGCTCCTTGATCAATAGATGTTTCTGTCTATCGGCAGTCACGAAGCGACCCTTGGTTTCGACATAAAAAAAGCCACCAATCTTAGGCAGCTTAAAGTCAGGTGTGTATGTGCTTTGCCGAGGGGGGTGGGTGTATTTGATCTTATCAGTTTCGTAGTAGACCTTTAAGTCAGCCTTACTAATCTGTTCACTAATCTTATCTTCTAACCCTGACCTGTATCCTCTTACTAAGGCACCTCTAGAAGTTATATGACGAGGCACCAGTTTCGTCTTCTTCGTTTTGATCACTCTCATTGTCAAACTCCTCAGCTACAAATCCATCTTCCATGGCCTCAAAACCATCTGTTCCACTGCCAGTCTGTGACACTGGTTCTATGATCTGTACCTTTGTTAGTCTTAATGAGATGCCGTTGTTACCTGTGACAGTGTAGGGGCTAACAACACCACCAATCTTAATGACTGATCCACCAAATAGGTTAGGTGGGTTGTTGACGACCTGACCCTTTGAATCAAAGAATTTAGGCTGAAACTTTGACTTAGCTATGATTGACATCATGCCAGTCTCTTCATCAATCTTGTAAGGCATCCTGGCAGTACCTGCCTTTTTACCAAACTCATCTTGAGCCACTTCCTTTAATTGATCTATGAGGTGTTTTGCCTGGTCTTGAGGAACCAATAGATTTGTCTTGTACACGCCCTCAGGGTCAAACTGGGTATCAGCCTTGTTTAGCCATGGGTATTGTGCTGTGCCTTTATGGGTCACAAATGTTTGTCTTTGAGCCATTAACTCTCTCCTTAGGTTGTTGTTGTTGTTTTTGGTTTTTAAAATGAGAAAGATCTACACCTAGTGCCTCTGCCTCTTTTAAAACATGCTTGGGTATTTCCTGTCCCTGCTCTGAACAAAGACAAGCGATACCAAGCACCCTTTCTCTTGGATGCATGAATTACCTCTTGGTTTGGTTTAGTAGATTAATCTCTCAATGGGTGGACATAACTAAATTATGCGAAGCAATAACGACTGTCTTTTATGTCTTCTAGAACTAGGTTTCCCTTCTTTGGAATTGAGGGTAGTTCTACCTTTGAGAGGTTTGTGAATTGATCGATGTTGTGGTCTAAAACCGACTGATATAGACAGAAATCAGTGTAAAGCTCAACGAATGAACTTCTAATGATTTTATACAACTTTTGAGTGTCTGCAGCTGTAGTCGCAAAGCTGTCATGAATGAGGAAGTACTCATGTATCTCCTGTTGTAATCCGTTTAATACAGTCAGTAGTAAATGTGCAGCATCCATCGAGTGTATGACATTAGGTGAAACAGCTGAGGCTGACTTAGCCTTGTCAACAGCCTTCACTGGTTTGTCTCTCAGTGATATCTGACTACGAACATTCTTAAACAAAGTCCTGTCATAGAGGTACACCTTGATCTCCTTAGTTGTAAACTTGGAGTAGCTTTGTATCACTGGGAAGCCTACAGGCGTTACCCATCTCATGTGCTTATTTTCATGAGCTAGTAACCTGGCTAGTGTCTTGAAGAACTTCATACCTTCAGACGCCCCAGTTATAACCTGGTTAACTGCCTTCCAGTTAGCCTTAGCCAGGAAGTTAGCAGCTGCAAAGCCCTGGTCTTCACCAAAGGGGTGTGTGTCGTGCTTGCCCTCTAGGACTTCATCAGCAAGTGGTCTCATAGTGTCTTCCAGTATCTGATCCTTGAAGCCGTAAATCTCACTTGAATACCCAAAAGTCATGACGTTACGCTTAACTAGCTTACGGTTAACACCAAACTTAAGCCAGGCTCTAGCCCACTTTTCATCTTCAAACTGCTCCTTAAAGATAGCCTCGACAACGTCAGCCACTTCTTGGTAGATATCCTGGGGCTTGGTGCTTGGCACTAGGTTAACCAGTGATCCGTCTCGTTCCTGGCGACTGGCTGCTGAGTAATGCTGTATGCCACTGTTACTACCGTCTAGGGATACAGGTAAGCCACTTGTAGAGCCTTCGCCCTCTACCAGGTACTTAAAGTAAGCCTGGCAAGCTGCTAGGAAGCAGAACGGCTTGTCTGCCTTAGACCAAAAGTCAAAGCTAGACTTATAGTCCTGGGCTACTTCAATGATTTTATCAGCGTTGTCGTTAACCCATTTAATCCTGTCTAGCATAGGCTTCTTAGATACCTTATCAAAGTCACCAGTGTTGGCTACCTGTATAGCTATCCAGTAAAAAGCCTCTTCATCGACAACCTTTTCATTAGCAAACTCAAACATAGCCTTTATGTGTTCATCCCTGTGATGAGAGAAGTGGGGTATAGGGTATATACGTCCACGGTGACAGAAGTTATGAGGTAGGTAGAATTGGTCGTACTCCATCAGCTCCTTGGCTACCTTAAGGTCTTGAGCCATTACTGACCTTTGACCATCAATCTGCCTGTTCTTAATGACAATGTTTCTGTTCTTTATCCTGATGCCCTTTTTCTCAGTGTCACTAAGGCTGTCAAAGTCATCGACGTGATCAGGCATTTCTACATAGGCTCTTGTAGGAAACTTACCGAGCTTCTTGTCATTAAGCCAACACCATTCCACGGCTTCTACGATACTTGGGTTAAGCTTCATAGGCGTTCTCTGAACAGCATTAAGAGCGTCTAT